CGGATAATCATATTTCACCGCTTCACCTCATTTTTTGCATATTTTTGCATAAAAAAACACGCTGTGAATACAACGTGCTGATATCCGTGTTTGATTTTGGTATGAAAATACCGCCGGAATTTTCCGACGGCGATACGCTCTGCTTGTATGGAGCAATTTACCATTCTGTTATTATCAGTTCGTCAGCCAGTTCGTTAAGTGAATGACCGTCGATAAAAGGAGTTTGCATTGCTGAATCAATATCAAGTACAGTCTGCTCCTGCCCGTCGAAAAACAGCAAATACTCCTGACTTTTACTTTCAGGAATATAATAAGGGTCGACATTTCCCTCTTTGCCATTATACTCAAATCCAAATAGTGTTATACAGTCGGATAATCTGCTTTTTATTTTATCAGCTGTCATAATATATCACTGTTCTCCTCTCGCTCTTCATCAAACAGGTCACGAGCCTTGCCATGCTTTAAATTACCATTTTCATCGTAGGAATAATCATGTGCGTGCTCACCGTGTTTTCCCAATTTGCTTTCGGCTTTATGACCGTGATCGTTATTGGAGATTTGTTTAAACTGGTCGCCATTTTCATCATAATAATTTCGATCAATTCCGCCTTTTTCATTAACTTTTTGCGTTATGCTGTTAGGCTCACCATGTAAATCAATATGATCTACAATTTTTACAGGGTGACCAACAGCATTTGTTGTTTCCTTATCTTTTATTATACCACTATCCGCCCGAATGTCAACCGTCTTTTTAAGCTTATCCCCGGCATTTCCCACACCGATACGCTCCTTCTGCATGGGAATCCCCATGGCTTTTGAGAACATTGAATATTCCTGACAGATACCCTGATACCTGCATTTGGCGTATAATATGTCCTCCTCTGCCGCTCCGCCCAGCTGAAGAAGCTTTACCTCCTGACGCTTTGCACGTATTGCTGTTTCAAGGCGCCGCTGCCGCTGCAAAGCCTCGTATCTGGTGTACTGCTTGCCGTTATATTCTACGGGGATATTCTCCCTGCGGTTCATCTCCTCAAGCTCCTCATCGGTGTATGTGCGCTCTGAGATCCCAGGGATAAACGGGTGAAAATCATGATAGCAATTCACTCCGCCAAGACCGTCCGCCTCGCCGTAGCGGAGCGGTTAATTTTCATCAAGATAATCAAATTTTTCGGACATTGATTCCTTAATCTCATCTTCTGTCAACATACCTAAAAACTTTTCCGTTGCTTTTTCCTGTTCTTCAGGAGTTCCGTCAAGCATTGTAAAACTTGTATCTTTATCAAGTTTCATTCCATGTAACACCTGCCTTTGATTTGGTTAATAATGTTCTGACAAATTTATCCCTTTCTAAATCGAGATTGTTTTTGACTGTCTTTTTATACAATCTATTATACTCTTTCATGAAAATTGATAAATCAAAATTTTCATTTTTTGTCAGAGTTTCGACATTGCCATTATTTTTTACAATAGTTAATGTTTTCACATTATTATTTATAGCCCAGAATTGTAAATCGTTTGTTGAAAAACTACTGTTTCTTGGGTGATTGTGCATAATAAACAACTCATTGCCATACAGCTCACTGCCGAAGTCCAGTCTGTCGTCTTCACCTAAAAATTCTTTACGGTTTGTAAGCGAATTATCAAAAACAAAAGCGACTTCCTTGTTCTCGTTATTATCACGGGAATATCTTAGCAGCTCTTTATGTTGATTTTGAATAAATTCGCATTGCTCATCTGTGTATCCTTGAATTTTAACATTCGGCACACTTTCAAGTGCTTTATCGGTTATCTTGGTAATAGGCTTTTTACTGTTTTCTTTTATTATACCACTATCCGCCCGAATGTCAACCGTCTTTTTAAGCTTTTCCCCGGCGTTTCCCGCACCGATACGCTCCTTCTGCATGGGAAGCCCCATGGCTTTCGAGAACGTTGAATATTCCTGACAGATACCCTGATACCGGCATTTGGCGTATAATAGGTCCTCCTCTGCCGCTCCGCCAAGCTGAAGAAGCTTTACCTCCTGACACTTTGCACGTATTGCTGTTTCAAGACGCCGCTGCCGCTGCAAAGCTTCGTATCTGGTGTACTGCTTGCCGTTATATTCTACGGGGATATTCTCCCTGCGGTTCATCTCCTCAAGCTCCTCATCGGTGTATGTGCGCTCTGAGATCCCCGGGATAAACGGGTGAAAATCATGATAGCAATTCACTCCGCCAAGACCGTCCGCCTCGCCGTAATGGAGCGGTTAAGCAATTATTTCAAATTCTTCGGGTTCAAAATCTATACCGTTGTTGCAATTTTCACATCTTTACTGTAGGTAAACAGCTGTGTTAATCCTTAAATTCCTCTAAATGTTTCGCTCAAACAATTTTTTGTCTGACAAGAAACTGTATATCCAGATGAATCGCCCTCAAATTTCAAAGGAGTTTTGCAAATAGGACAAACTACTTTTGATTTACCGTTATTTAAGATTTCTTCAAGAAACTTATCAACTGCTTTAAACTTTTCATTCATATCCATACAAAATCTTCCTTATAAAATTATTGTTTTTTATTGCTACTCCACTTTCTTTTGCTCTCTCAAGCGCATCTAAAATAAGATACCGTCTATCATCATCGCTAAGATTAGGACAATTCTTCGCAGCCATGTAACTTGCTCTAAATTCGTCATTCCATGCTCCATTAGGTAATTTAGTGCCTCTATTTGCTCTATGACCATAATATTCATGTGCAAGTGCAGCCCTTTCACTCATAAGATCACGTGGGTGATTAGAACCGTCATTTGAAGGAAAAATATTCGAACTAACATATACCTTATCTCGTTCATCTGAATATCCGCTTCCATATCCATCACGAAAAACAAATACATTTCTATCTGCATTAATCTCATCAATTTCTGACAGTAAATGTTTTTTATCATTTTCCGATAATTTTATATCGGCACTTTTTCTTAAACCATTTGCCATATTTCTATTGGCAATTTTGTTTTCTTTTATTATACCACTATCCGCCCGAATGTCAACCGCCTTTTTAAGCTTATCCCCGGCATTTCCCACACCGATACGCTCCTTCTGCATGGGAAGCCCTATGGCTTTTGAGAACATTGAATATTCCTGACAGATACCCTGATACCGGCACTTGGCGTATAATATGTCCTCATCTGCCGCTCCGCCCAGCTGAAGAAGCTTTACCTCCTGACACTTTGCACGTATTGCTGTTTCAAGACGCCGCTGCCGCTGCAAAGCTTCGTATCTGGTGTACTGCTTACCGTTATATTCTATGGGGATATTCTCCCTGCGGTTCATCTCCTCAAGCTCCTCGTCGGTGTATGTGCGCTCTGAGATCCCAGGGATAAACGGGTGAAAATCATGATAGCAATTCACTCCGCCAAGCCCGTCCGCCTCGCCGTAGCGGGTACTTGTCACAAAGTCCGGATAATCATATTTCACCGCTTCACCTCATTTTTTGCATATTTTTGCATAAAAAAACACGCTGTGAATACAACGTGCTGATATCCGTGTTTGATTTTGGTATGAAAATACCGCC